AAATGACTTAGTCAAGAAACTAAGAAAAGCCAAAAGGTCAGATGAGAAACGTATCAAGGAACTTTCTGAACAACTTGAGGGATTCCTCAAAGAGAAGAAAGAATCAACCGTCCGTCAAGTCCTAGAAAAGAAGGGCGTAAACCAAAAGGCTGCGCGTTTAATTATGAAAGACCTAGAGGACGTTAACGAAGAGGCAGTGAATAACTGGCTCAATGATAACGCCGACTTATTCGGAATTAAAACGTCAGATGCTCCTGAAATAGATAGAGATAATCTTGCTACATTGCGTAGCCAAGACATCATTACTCAGGGAGCGGTTACTCCCGACAAAGCGCAAGACATAGAATCGCGTCTTAATAACGCATCTTCGGAAGAAGAGATTCTAAGTCTGTTGCGCTCACAACAATAATCCGTTCATAGTCAAGGAGACTAAAAACTAATGTCACAATATACATCAACCGCGAGTACATCTCTCGGTGGTACAGTTGGTGGCGCAGGTCTCGTACAGAAGGCGTATGACCGTCTTCTCGAGTTCGCTCTCCGTTCAGAACCACTACTTCGTTCTGTAGCAGATAAGCGTCCTGCCCGTCAAGCAATTCCTGGCTCAACCGTAGTGCTACAGCGCTATGTTGATTTGGACCAGAAGACCTCAACACTAACAGAAACAGTTGACCCAGATGCAGTTGCTCTAACAACTCCAACATCTGTAACCATTACTCTTAACGAGTATGGTAATGCTGTTCTAGTAACCCGCGCTCTTGAGTTATTCTCACTAGCAGACGTAGACCCAGCAATTGCAAACATCATTGCATACAACCTTGCTGATTCTATCGATGCTGTTGTGTCAACAACTCTATCTGGCGGAACTAACGTAATCTACAGCGGTTCAACCGCTACAAGCACCGCCACAATCTCTGCTGCAGCGACAATTGATTCAGCAGACATCCGTAAGGCTGTTGCTAAACTCCGTGCTAATAAGGCCAAGGCTCGCCGTGGTTCTTACTACTGGTGCGGAATCCACCCAGAAGTTTCCCACGACCTGCGTGCAGAGTCTGGAAACCTAGGCTGGAACTTTGCTCACATTAACTCTGACCCAGCCGTTAATAACGTATGGGCAGGAGAAATTGGCGACTACGAAGGAGCATTCTTTGTTGAGTCTTCTCGTTTGCCAAATGCTAAAGATGGTGCAGACCAGACCGCTCTCGCTACAACCGCAGTAACCGTTGCAGGTACATCAGCAGGCTTCACCTTCGGTGTTGCTTCTTCTGCTGTCATCGCAACTCGTGCTGAGGTAGGCGACAAGGTTGCAGGAACTGGTATCGCTTCAGGTTCCAAGATTACTGCAATTAGCACATCTGGCTCAACCACTACATTTACTGTAGATACAGCCTTTACTGCTGCAGTTACTGCAACAACAGTTGTAACCGTAACTCCAGTAACACGCGTATTTGATACTATCCTCTGCGGACAGCAAGCACTTGCTGAGGCTGTTGCAGAAGAGCCACACATTGTTATCGGAAACGTAACCGATAAGTTGATGCGCTTCCGCCCAATGGGCTGGTACGGCGTACTCGGCTTTGCACGTTATCGTGAAGAAGCACTGTATCGTATCGAATCAGGCTCCTCAATCGCTGCTCTCTAGTTGATTGACTCTGAAGGGTAGGCCTAGAAACCTACCCCTCGGGGTGAGTTCATTAGGAGGACTTATGACTGAATGGCTTTTTGTTACACCAACAGTAGAAGAGGGTTTCACTGGCGTTCAACGACTCTTTCAGTTTTATAAACTTGATAGAGGAATTACGATAGTAAGAAATCCGACCACTGGAGCGTATCAACAGATTAGATATGCACTTGATGACTCGTTAACCGATTATCCTGAGGTGTATGCTGGTGGCTATAACCACACAGTAGATGACGCTACTAAGGCAGCACTTATTGCTGGTGGTGTAGGAGTAACAGAAAGTAACTTTACAGCGATATGAAACATTGGGAACATCACCCTGAACCAGTTGAAGGATGCTTTGGCTGCAAGGGTTTAAGTTTACAGATGAATGCTGGAGATGCAGATAGTCGTAGAAGTATGCCGACTAAAGCATTTAATAAAGAATTGGATGCTTACAAAGAGGCGAGAGCCCAAGGCATTCAGCCCGCTGGAACTTCTATGAAGAAGATTCAAGAGGCAGTAAAGGCTAGCGAGATATTGGGTAAACCATATGACTCTAGCAAGATGGCACCAACAAAACATATAACCAAAAAATCAGCAGAAGTACTTAATCAACTAGGAGCATAATATGCCAATGGTAGGCGAAAAAAAATTCCCATACACAGCAAAGGGCAAGAAAGCAGCAAAGATGTACGCCAAGGCTGAGAAGATGGAAGACAAAGCGATGATGATGAAGATGTCCAAGAAGAAGGCTGCACCTAAGAAGAAGGCTGCAATGAAGAAGATGGGCAAGAAGAAGTAATGAAAGCAAAAAAAGGAATGGGCTTCAAGGCAGCACAGAAATCGATAGCCAAGAAGCAAGGTGTGTCGATGGAACGTGCTGGTGCAATCCTCGCATCTGGAGCCCGCAAAGCCTCTGCAGCAGCCAAGAAGAAAAACCCCAACCTGAAAAAGGTTAAGGGTAAGGCTAAGAAGTAACTACTCTAACTATAGAAAGTATAACAATGAACAAACGCGAATATGAAAATAGAAAGTCGTGGCTTATCGATACAGCGGAAACGCCTAAAGATAAAAAGAATCTTAAGAGCGAATTGGCTGCGTTAGAAAAACTTTACAAAGCCCACCGTAAGGCTGCTGGAATCACTGACTCAAACGCTAAGTCTCACGTTGTTGACCTCTATAGAAATACAGAAACAAGAAAGAAACCAAATACTAAACTTGGTGGACGCGAGATGGACCCTCCCAAGATTAAAGGTTTTCAGTATGGAAAAGGAACAGAGTGATGGCTAAAGTTCGTAGAATGCAAGGATATAAACCTGGCAATATTCAACCAGAAGATTATATCTATGCTTTAGAAGTTGCTGGGCAGCCTGCTGCTACAGATAAAGAAAGAGCAATGAAAGCAAAAGCAGAGCAAGATGTTAAATATCTTGAGGCTAAGTATCCTGGCATTGCTGGCAAGTTTAAATTATTTGAAAACCGTGTTAAAAATACAGAGCCTATGAAAAGCATTAATCAAAAGAAGAGTAGACTCGGAAAGGCTAACTAATGGAAAAGAAAGCACCAGGAGCGTTGTCGTCAAAGCGCGGAATGACAAAAACCAGCGGTTCAATTAGTGGTAGTGCATATACAACTGATGTTCCATCACCAACTTTGTCACCTCGTACCCGAGGTCTTGCTCGGATGCGTAGTAAGTTTGAAGACCAATCAGGCGTTGGACCAGTTTATCGCTGGACATCTGGCAGATTCTCTCGATAACAATGTCATCGGGACAATTGAAACCGCACCGCGGTTTTAACTCCGTGCAAATCAAAGACGGATATGTGGTGCGGTTAAACAAAAATGGAACAGTAAGAGCAACACTAGGAAAGTATGGGGAATATGGCAAACAAGGCAGACCCAAGGCTTAAGAGAGCAGGCGTATCAGGTTTCAATAAACCTAAGCGCACACCTAGCCACCCAAAGAAGTCACACATTGTTGTGGCTAAAGAAGGCAGCCAAGTAAAGACTATTCGCTTTGGCGAACAAGGTGCTAAGACTGCTGGCAAACCAAAGGCTGGAGAGTCTGACAGAATGAAAAAGAAGCGTGCATCATTTAAAGCACGCCACTCAAAGAACATTGCCAAAGGAAAGATGTCTGCTGCTTACTGGGCAGATAAGGTGAAATGGTGAAGAAGAAAGCATTCTGGGATACAAAGAACCCAAAGAAGAAATCTACAAAGTTAACACCAGCACAGAAGACTGCCGCTAAAAAGCGGGCTAAGGCTGCAGGTAGACCGTATCCAAACCTAGTAGATAATGCAGCGGTACTGCGTAAGAAAGGTAAGTAATGGCGACAGGCACAGCAGGTAGTTCATTTACAAGCGAACTAAATCGCTTAGCAAATAGTGGGACATATCCAGCGCTGACTTCATACTTGGCTGCT